CTGGATGTCTCGGATGTTGCGCACCATGCCGTAGGGCATGCCGTCACGGCCGCGGCGCTTGTTCCAGATCGGTGTGAACGGAAAGCGGTTATGCCGGTATGGCGACGGCGACAGCCACAGCAGCCCGGCGGTGGTGAACAGCGCGACATACATGCGCATCATAGGCTTGCTGACGACTTCGGCTTCTTCGGCTTTCACCGAATCCTCATGCCCCGGGGAGAACTCGTCATAGATCTCGCCGGAGAACATCCCGCCCTTCAGCTTGTTGACCGTGACGGGCATCTTGAACCACATCTCGAAGATGCGCAGGCGCTGCCGCCTATAGCCGGTGACATGGTCGCTGACATGGCCGCTGTCGCCCCTGCCCTGGCTCTCCGCCTCGTGCTGGTCCATGACTTCATCGCCATAGGCGTCGGTCATGGTGAAATTGTCGGCGTCATCTACCGAGCGCCGGAGCAGCGCCTTTCGTTTCGGGAAGATGGCGCATGCCACGTCGATATCCACCCATTTGGAGCGGAAGATGTAGCGAGCGTCTTCCAGATCGAGGCGGATGGCAGTGCTGTCCCACAGCATGTTCCGCCAGCTCTCGTACCGGCTGTAGATCGGCTCGCCTTCGTCGTCGCCCTGGTAGCCGTCTTCCATCCAACCGATGCCGACCTTTGCGGCATCCTCGAACGCGCGGCTCACTTCGAACGGGTCGCGGTTGACGTCGGAAAGGTATTTCAGGAGCTCGCTCTTGCGCTGAGCCGGCTTTCCATCCTCCTTTCGACGCGGGAGCACCTTGAAATCGGTGCGGGCGCGCTTCTCGGAACCGACAACCCAATCGATCGTGGTTGCGGTGACGTTGAAGACAAGCGGGATCTGGCCGCGTTCCTTCAGGGTCTGCGCATCCTCGTCGGTCCACTGGATGCTGTCGTACATGTCCTCGTCGATCGCCTGCTCGCGGCGATTGGGCGCCTGGCGGTCGATTTCACGGGTGGCGACGTCGAGGAGACGGTGATGCAGCCGCACCATGTTTCCGCTGTCGAGGGAGTTGCCGGCAACCTGACGCGCCGGTACCGGCTTATCCGGTATCGGTGACTTATATGGCTTCTTGCGAACAGAACCGTCGTCAGCGTTGAGGTCAAACATCCCTTATCTCCGTTTCGACGGTTCGCCCGTGGGTGTGGTCGAAGAGGGTTGCCTCGGCCACGACGGGTTTCCGGTCGCCCTGGTACGGTGGGATGTGGAGAAGATCGCCGAGCATGTCGTTGATGAACATCGCTAGTCGGATGACGTTGCGAGGCTCATGAACCGAGAGGCCGAGGATCTCGGCAAACTGAAAAGCGATGGGAGCAGATTGCGCGGGATCGCCGATTTCTTCGGACCATATCCAGGCGCGGTCAGCAGTGACCACGCACGGTATCAGCCTCTCGTCGTATTCCCTGCCCGCCGGAATAAGAACCATGCACGGCCGGAAATCCCCATCCAACCGCAACCAGGTGCCGATAGCGGTAATGTCACCTCGCGTTTTTGTCCAATGTCTTCTGTTGAGGTCAAGATCTGGGGTCACAGCTTTTTCTCCGGGTGAGGATGTTGGATGGTGCGGATGGTTCCGCATGCGCCGTTGGCGTGGCAGATGGCGGCCTGAATGGCCGTCTCGGCGTCCGCGTTGGCGAACATGGCGCCGAGCGCAGCGACGGAACCGGCGCCGATCGCGAAGTACGGGGCGTGATAGACTTCGTCGCCGCGGGCGGTGATGACGCGGATCGGGCCGACGACGGGCGCGGCAAGCACGATGTAGGAGCTATACTGCTCGGGCAGAGGCTCCGCCTTCGGGTGCTCGCCATGGCATCCTTCGCGGACCCACTGAAGGAAGCGCTCGGCTTCCGCTGCATTGCCGGCCACGCCGTAGAGGGTGCCGTCTGGCCCGATCGCCAGCTTGTACGCCCAAGGCGTGGCGGCTCCGCCAATCCAAGCGCCACTGTCCGCCGCCATGATGCCGTCTCGATAGGCTATCGTCGTCATGCTGCCATTCCTGATTTGTTGGTGCGTCTGGGGCGCGTGTTCGAGCCGCCATGGACGGCGTAGCGCCGAACCACATCGCGGGCCTGCGCCTTCTGCCGGAGAGCGTCGGCGGCGTGCTGGTGGCCGTTGTTCTTCGGGCTGTCTGACCAGACGCCCATGTTCTCGTTCCAGGCCTTCCGGTAATTTTCGAGGTGGATGATGCCGGCGGCGCACTTCACCTCGTCGAAGTAATAGGTCGAGAAATCATCGCGGAGCTGCTGGATGCCCACGTTCACCAGGTCGGGAGTGCGATCGACGATCTCGATGTTCTTGAGGTGCAGGCCTTCCAGCATGTCCTTGGGCGTCTGGATCATCACCGCGCCCGGGCGGCGCTGATTGCCGTCGTGCGGCAGGTAGTGGTGGCCGAAGACATAGCCGCGCTTGTCGAACTCGCGGACGATGAAGCTGTAAGGCTCGCCGCTGCACTCGAAATAGTCGATGAAGTGATCGGCGGCGCCGACGGCCTGATGAAACCAGATCGCGATATCGTCGTTGACGCCCAAGTCCCAGAACGTGTTTACCGGGTAGCTCGGCTGATACGGCACACGGCAAATGCGGCCATCGAGGCGGCAGCGCTCCAGCTGCTTGGCGAGATAGACGCCTTCGGTCGAGACCTTGAACGCCTCCTCGAGCGTCGTCGGGTACTCCGACCACATCTTCTCGTCTTCATCGGCGAAGGTGTTGCGCCTGGTGGCGACGTACCAGGCGCGCTTGCGGGCGGACAGCGGCCGGCCAATCTCCCGCTCCATGCGGTCGAAATAGTCGTGGTCCTTCTTGCTGATGACCGTGCTGTCCGGATCTTCCTCGTATTCCTCCGCGTCCCACCACGACGCGAAATGCAGCCGGTATTCCTTCTTCGACAGCTTCTTGCGGGAATCGGCGTTGTTCTTCGCCTCGGTGACCATTTTGTAGTAGGCGCCGTCTCGGCCCTTGGCGGTCGACTCGATGAAGATGATGCCCTGCTCTGCCGCCGGCAGCGCGCCGGTGACGATCTCGTCGGCCTTCAGCGGCGACTGGTAGCAGATGATGCCGAACTCTGAGACGTGCAGCCAATTGAGCGTGGTACCGCGGGCGGAGGTGGAAACGGAGATCGATGAGCCATTAGCAAACACCTTCTCCTTCACGTTGTCCGTCTTGATCGGGATGTTCTGGCGGATCGGCGGCGGCAACCGGTCATATGCGAACTCGATCTTGTCGCGCATGATCTTGGTGGCGGTGTCCTGGTCCTGGGCGATGATGGCGCCGGTCTGGTTCTCGTTCCAGAGGCAGGCGTCGAGGATCATGAGCTGGATCAGGGTTGAGAACCCGCGCTGGCGGGCCTTTGGCACGATGTTCCGGTACCAGAGGTTCTGCAGAAGCCGTTCCTGCACCTCATTCGGCACGAACAGGACCGTGTTCTTATCTTTGTCGAGGATGTAGTAGAGGTTGCGGATGCGCCAGTGCGGATCCTTGAGCTTTTCTTTAAGCTCTTCCTCCGTCAGACCAGCTAGATGTTTATACAGCATCCGATGAGCCCTGCCCGTCGTCGCTCGGTGCGAAGGCTGTGCCTCGCGGAGCGTCCGAAGATGCAGGACCATCTTGGTCCTTTGGTTGGAAAGAATTGCCGCTGATGTCCTTAAGCCAGGAACCCAGCGCGCTCTCTGGTTCTACATCATGTTTGATGTGTTTGGTATCCCGCCAGATGCCCGGCCGGCGGTTCTGAAGCCAGAACATTGCGGCCTTGGTGTCCGGTGGCACGTGCTCGATCGTCTCGACGCGCTGCAGCTCCTTATCGACGACGACGATCTTCTCAGAATCGAACGTGTAACCGACGGCGCGGCGGTAGAGCGAATCCTCGACCTTCTTGTCTGCCTCGTCCTTGCCCATCTCCAGCGCTTCCCGAAACTCGGGGTGCTCGATCTTCCACCGGTGGATCGTGCGCAGCGCAACGCCGAAGAACTGTGAAATCTCAAGGTCCGTGGCGCCGAGCTTGGCGAGCAGCTTCCCCTGATCCGCGAACTTCTCCTCGTAGGGGCTGGGCCTGCCGCCGCTGCCGCTGCGCTGGTCGGCGTCGAACGCGCGGTCGAACTTCCAATGCTCGATGCGCCAGAGGGCCACGGTTTCAAGATCGACATCGAGGGCAGCCGCAACATCGTCCTCGCCCTTGCCAGCTCGGATGAGCAGGTAGGCGAGACCGCAATAGCGCTCCTGGAATTTCGGCGCTTCCGGCTCGTCGGTGGGGGGAACGGCGGCCTTGGCAGCAGCCTTTTTCGCCGCCGGCTTCCTCACGGTTTTCTTCGCCGGCGCCACCGCCATCGGGTCAAGAAGATCCACGGGAGTGGGTGTCTTGACCGGCAGAGTGGGTACCTTACCCGTTTTCCCCGCTTTCGCCTTCCCCTTCAACGACTTAGCATTCTTGACCGCCTTTTGACTGGCAGCCGGTTTCGCCTTTAGGGGTGACAAAACCTCCTCGGGCTTCGCAGACGGCGGTGCCTTGGCCGGTGCCTTCTTCGGACTGCGTGGCGCCATCAGCGACGCCCTCTTTGCCGAACACCGGCGACAAGGCTGTGCATGGCTGCTCGCCCGCCTCCCTTGCCCTCAAGAGCATCAATCAGCCGCACGTTGCCAGTCAGCTTCTCGATCGGGACCGGAGGAACGCCCGACACCACACCTGCTCGCAGCTGCGGCGTATCCTCATACTCCGTACCTATCTTATTATAATCTGGTACTGGTTCTGGTATTACAACGCTATTGCTCTGCATTTGCTGGATCGGTTGATTGATTTTATTGCGGAATTTCCTGTCGTCGTCGGTTTTTGGCCGAGGTTTCGACGCGACTTCAGCGCGTTTTCGCGAGATTTTCAGCGAATTTTCTAGCTCCGCTTCCGCACGACGGTTGCTGATTTTGCCCTGCACGTTGATGAAGAGCTTCTTCATGGTCAGCAGCGACTCGAGCAGCACTTTCGCCTTCCGGAGTGAGCAGTTGAGTTCGCCGGCAAGCCAGCGCTCATTGTTCTCGATCGGGCCGCCCTCATCATAAATTAGGTCGAGTATCGTCGTGTACGCGCCGCGCTCTTCCAGGGAGAGCTTGCGGTAGCCCTGCAGAGCGTCCTGATGGTAGCGGCGGTGGTACGGCATTGACCTGCGGCTCATGACGCAGTCCTTTCCAGTAGCATTTCCGCCTGCCCCTGACGCGTCACAGAGGGGCTGGCGGTAGTTTCGAATATCGGAGGGTCGGCCTCGGCAAACACGCGCCCGCGGAGCTGCCTGCACACGGCGTGGCAGATTTCCTTGCCGGTCATCAGCCAGACCATGTCGCGGATCATATCCCCGCGGGTGGATCGCGAATTGCATGAAACCCGGTGCCGGTGGCACTCGGCGTGCAGCTCGGAGGCCCACAGCATATCGAGCATGTGAGCCGCGCGCGGTTGCGTCAGCAGGTCTTTGTGCGGGTCGAAATCGGTGCGCCACTGGCCGAGGATGGGCTCCGGTACGGGATAGCGCCAGACATGCCGACCGAAGCGGTGTCGCTCACCAAAGAACAGAGGGTGGTTGAGCTGGCTTTCCGATGGCACATCATCTCGCCAGTGTTCGCTACGCCACTCTGCGAAATGCTTCTCGTGAGCGGCGACAATGACGAAATGGCAGCATTGGCGGAACGCCTTCAACTGTTCGTCCAGCCGCTTCAGGGTGTCTTTCTTCGACTTGATCTCAACGCCTACGATCGCGATCGGGGTGACGGCGGCCACATCGATGCGGTTTGTCCCCTGCCCGGCCACGTTGAGTTCGTGAACGATGCGGGCCGACGGCATCAGCGTGCGGAGCCTGCTGACGACATAGGAGCGGATTTCGAGCTCGTCGCTGGACTTGGTCATGTCGCTGGCCTCTCTGCAGCCTGCAACCCAGCAGCAGCGAGGAACGCCGCAAAACGCTCCTCGACCTGGTGGCGGGCGTTCTCCTCGCCCACGGCCGTTCCATCTACGGGGTTGATGGACATGGAGACCCAGCAGCGCCAGCGGTGGTATTTCCCGCCCGAGGATGTGAAAACGGCGCCGATATCGACCTGTCCGATGCTCGCGACGATCCGGTGCGTCTCATTGCGCCACGTGATCATTCTGCTGCCGCCCTCGAATTCGCCACCAGGCGCTGCGCGCTTGGATCTCTCCAGCACTGCCCGCTCTCGATGGTTTCACGCGCGAACCGGTCAACCGGGCACCGAGCAGGCGCCAAGCCAGAGCCGCGCTCGCCAATGACTCGGGCGTTGATGTGTTTGAACGTGGCGCGGATGTTCCGACCCCACATGAGAGAGAGCGAGATGTTCAGACGCGCGCTCATTGGGGTTTCACTCGTGCCCGTCACGTCGCCACCTCCCTGATCTGGGGTGCTGGGGACTTTGGTCTTATCGTTTTTGCCGGTGTCTCCTCTAGATGCACCCTCATGAAGCAAAAACTACAAATCGTCTTGGAATTTGGTCTTTTGGCTGCTGCCGCCATGGGTACGTGGGCGTTCGGTTTGTACCTGCTCTCCGGGCCCTGACCCGCGTGGGGCGATGGGAAAAACGAACACTGACGGGAGGCGAAAGCAGGCTTTCCCGAGGACTGGAACTCTCGTATGATGTTCAGCATATTGTGGGGGCGCAAAATGCTAGAAAGGACACTTTGGCGGAAGCCTGTTCTAATCAAACGAAAAGACGGGACCTTAGCTACGATCAGCACTGCGCAAGACGCAATGGAGGCGATTGCTCCATTTGCCGCTGAGCCCACACCCGCGTTCATTTCGGCAAGAGACGCTATTGTCGACCTCGTACGAGAGGTCATTATGCAGGACTTCGCTCGAAGGACATTTGTCACCGCGATCAAAGAACTCGGCCTTGATGTGTTCGACGAGTAATCGGCCGGCTGCTCACCCGCCGCATTATTTGTTGAGGGCGGGGTTGGAACAACTGCAGCCGACTCTAGTTCTGCGGCATGGTTCTGACGGACGAGCAGCGAAAGAATATATTCGAGGAAGGGAAGCAGGCGGCGATGCGCGGCCAGAGCAGGCAATCCTGCCCGTATCTCAGTGATAAAACCCCGGAGCGCATCTACATCTGGATGGGCGGGTATTACTCCGTCACAGGCTAGACCTTTCAACTGGGGTGATGGGTCGGAAGCGACGGCAGCGATTGCGCCGGAGACCCTGCTCAACCGGTCACGGGAACCTGTTACCATTCTGGATGTTTGGGAGCTCCCCAGTATGAGAGTTGGAACATGCATGACGCTCGACGATGGCGTCGACCTGTTATCTACGAAGACGCGAGCGGCCTTGTCCGTAAAGTCAGCAGCACAGAGGAGGCGGCGGATATCCTGATTTCGTCGTGGCCGGTCAGCACTGGCAGAGAGTTCGAGAAGGCACGTGAAACTTTCTTGCAGGTCATGAGCGGGGGACGGCCTCCGAGTGAAGCCCGGGCCGCATTTCTGCGAGCGGCGGAAGAAGCTGACCTCGATGTCAGCGGCAACTAACCCGAGATACCAGTGTCCCCGTCGCCGCTCAGGCGCGGAAGTGTGCGCTTCTGGACGAACGCACTCTGTGGCCTTGACGGTTCGCCAAACTTCTTTCAGCTTTAGCTCATGCAGATATTCTATTTTCACCTGAACCACCTGAGAGAGCTCATTGTCGATCCGGACGGTTCGGAACTCCCGGATCTTGAGGCGGCGAAGTCGGAGGCCAGCCAGGGTATCCGTGACATAGCGGCTGAATGCCTTCGGGCACGTCGAGAGTTCACACTTTGGAGTGTCCGAATTTGCAACGAAGAAGGGGATTTGCTGGCCGAAGTATTGGCTCCCGAAGCCCTTAACGAGGTGCTTACCGGCCACATCTTCGTGTCGTCGAACTCCGACAGTCACGTCTGAGCGGCTCATCGGCGGACCTCCGTCGCGGAGGCTGCAAGGGCGCGCGTGATCCTGTTCCAGGCAATAGCCTCGAGGTCGATTTCACTGTCGCTTGGCTTGTTACCGGCGGCGATCGTCACCTCGTTCAGGTGGTGCCAGTGGGCGAACCCTTTGATTGTCGTGAGGAGATCACTCACCGCCAAATGTGGCTGGGGTGGTGGGGCAGCGGCGTGGACGGCTTTCAAGATGCGGATGTAGTAGCCGTCGGTTCCGTTGTTTCCGAACTCGCGGCAGATCGCCTGCCGGCACACTTCGACCTCAAGCGCGGTGGGCTCATAATCGGAAGTAATCCGGCCGGTGTCATCGCGGGGCAAATCTGCGGAGCTGTTGGGATCAATCGTGGTCATGGGCTTCGATCATCCCCAGCGCCTGCAGGTAGGTGTCGAGGATCAAATCCTCTTCCATGCGCTCCTGATCGGCCTTCTTCCGGAGGGCGATGACCTTTTTCATGATCTTGGTGTCGTAGCCCATGCCCTTGGCTTCGCCGTAGACGTCCTTGATGTCATCGGCGAGGGTCTTTTTCTCCTCCTCGAGGCGTTCAATCCGCTCGATGAAAGAGCGCAGCTGATCTCGCGCCACGGCATGGATATGAGACGAGCCAGTTTCCCGGTCGGAAAACGCCTCGGTCTGGCGGCTATCTTTGGGACTGGTCGCGCGGCCCACGGCTTCCTGTGTGACGGCGCGAGCGGCCACCCTCACGGCACCGGCGGCACCGCGACTATCTGTGCTAAGCATGTTCAAAGCCCTCTTCGGCTGCGAAAACCTTCAGCATGGGGGCCTTCGGCTTTCGTTTTTCCTTTCGGTGGATCTTCTTTGCGCCGCGCGCGAGCTCACGACTGGACAGGATCTTCAGCCGACCGTGCTCTCTCGACCACGGTTCCATGACGGTGATGATCACGCCTTTCGCCGGCTCGATCTCCACATGGAAGTCGCCGTTGCAGGCGCGCGGCATCCCCATCTTGACCGCCAGGGCAATGCCGGGCGTCCAGATCAGCTTGCGAACAGCGCGGGTGGACAGGCCCGCGGCGCGGCAATGAAACCGGGCGCGGGTCTTTTCATCGTTGAATTCACCGGGAACGGTGATTTTCAGAATACGCTGCACATAGCGGGTAACAGCGTGATAGCTGACCCTGAGTTCGGGCGCGGCGACGACGGCCGGCCCGGCTTTGTCACGTGGGGGGTCTGACGGCACCGGCGCCCTCCGAAATCAGTCGATCGCGAGATTGAACCAGAACGGCCAACTCATGCCGGCGCGACGTAATTTCGGAGTCGGGGCGCTTTTTGGGACCGGGAACGCTGTACGTACCGATCCACCATACCTTTGAGGTAATCTGTGCCTTCAGCCCTTCGATAAGCCCTGGGACCGATAGAACCGGCCTCCGAACTTCCTCCATGGCTTCCAGCACCCTCTGCTCTTCTGCCTGCTTGACGAACTTATTGACGGACGTGAATGTCCTCATGCCTGCGCTTCCCCCAAACCCAGACCGGCGGAGGAGCCGTCCCGCTCCATCATCAGCCTGGCGATCTGCTCATCGATCTCCCGTTTGCGTTCTTGCCGGGCCGCCTGCTCGACCCATACCGGCGGCTGCCGGAGACAGGCTTGGAGAAGCGCGGGGCCAAAAGCTGCAATGAGGAGCGTGAAATGCTCCACCGACGGCTGTGATCGCCGGTGAAGCCAGTTCTCGACACTGGCGGCGGCAATCCCTGTTTTCGCTTCGACGTGATGAGGCGTCGATCGCGGAAACTGGGTGCGCAACCAATCGACCAGGCCCGCGACGTCGAACAGAAGTGCGGGCGAGTGACCGTAAACCTGCGGTCTTTTTCTGGCAGAGCCGCGCCAGCCCCTCGTGCTGTTATCCATGGCACGGGGTTCTTCTTCGAAAAGGCCGTCGCTACCGGCTTGGAGCCCGTCACGGTGATGGGCATGCGAAGAAGAGCGGGCAATCAGGGCAATCAAGTGCTGTATGCGGACAGGGGACACGATCATGGCCTGATGCCCCATCCGCGGAGATGCGGATGGTTTGAACCGATCGGCGAAATAGCTGCGGAGCTGGTCGATCGGGCTTGGCGAGGGAATGGTGACAAGGCTGGTCTGGCGACGAGCGTTCAGACGGCAGAGCCGCCAGAATTCATGGGGAGTAACGGATGACGCGCTCATTGGACCGTGACCCTGGGGCCGAACAGGTCGGGACGGAGATCGTGCTTGGAGATGACGCCGCCGGTGGCCGCGTCGCAAGCGGCAGCGACTTCGGCAGTGATTTGTTCGGCATCGTTCAACAGCCAGGAGATGAATTGCTGGCTGTAACCCATCTCGCTCGCGAGAGCGGCTTGCGAACCCTTGATCTTGACGGCCCGTCGGATCAGCGGCCTGTGAGGCGGTTCGATGGCGTTGGCGGCGGCAGCGTGCGGCAAGAGATAGTCCCCGTAGCGGATGGTTCGTCCAATTCCACAAGGAAACTAGTAGTCAAGCCCCGTCATGTCAACAAGGAAACTTGTGTATCGCTTCACAAGCGAACTGGTAAATTGCGGCGTATGGGGATTGCGGAAAATCTAAAGCGTCTGCGAACGGAAGCTGGGCTGTCGCAGACGCGGCTGGCGAAGCTTGCCAAAGTGACGCAGCAGTTGATTTCGCAGCTCGAGTCCGGAACGAACTCGTCGACCAAGAACCTACCGGAGATCGCGGCCGCGCTTGGCCGGCAAGTCTGGGAGATCGATCCGAGCTACACCGCTGTCCCGGTCAGCGCGGATCGCGTCCCTCTCCTCGCCTGGGAGCAGGTCGCGCAGCTGGCGCAAACCGGGTCCGAGCCCTCCTCTCAATCGACAGAGACCACCGTCACGGTCGGCGATCTGCCGCCTGGCGTGTACTTCGCGGTCCAAGCGGTTGACGAGGCGCTTGATCGAGTAGTGCAGCCAGGCGCCACGATGATCGCGAACATGCAGGACACGGATCTGCAGAGCGGGCGGTTCTATGTGTTCTACGATGAAGAGCATCGGAATGCCTTCGTGCGCAGGTTTCACGATGATCCGCCGATGCTGGAACCCGTGTCGACGCAATCACTCTATCGGCCCCATTCACTTCGGCCGACGCTCCGTCCGATCGCGCGGGTAGAGATGATGATTGCGCGGCTTTAGACCGGCGAAATCTGCGCTAGGCACGACATCCGGTGCAGCATATCAGATGCATTGAAAAGCATTTCCGCCGCGTCCCGCCCAGCTTCTAGCGTTCTGCCGTCAAGCCGGCTAACCCCGAGCAACCTTTCGACGTTTTCCATCTCCAACCAAAGGAAAGAGTAATACTCTTCAATCTTCATGGGAGGGGTCTGCGAAGCGGCCGACACGTGGGGAGCGAAGTCTGCAACGAGCGGCGCCATCGCCGCACCATTCGCCATTGTCAAAAATTGCCTGCGGCTTACCATGCCTAATCTCCCGTTACGCAATACAATAAACGAGAGGTTAACAACCTCCGATTTCCACAGGCAATCCGAACTTCTAAATGGGGGAATATGATGAAAATGCGACTGCCGCTCAGGATATGTCCGCTTAAGCGCCTAAAAAGTGAGGTGTGATCTCATGTTTCCGGCACATAATACTATAGTCTAATAGGCCCCCTCGCCTCTTCTTGGGACACTATTGCCCCTCGTCGTCAGCCCGGTTCATCATCTACAAGTTTCCTTGTTGACGTTCGACAAGTTTCCTTGTAGTTTCTTCTGAGTGTAAGGGCACACTCGGAGCAAATCATGAAACCGCTGATGATCTTGGCGAGCATCGTCTCGCTAGGCTGGATTTCTGCATCCATCGATACCGGCATGGACGGCTGCCTTTCCCGGCACAGCTTCGCCACGTGTCACCACGCGCTGAACCGGTGAGGTGCATCATGGCTGGGATTTCTCGACAGAAAATACGCGCTGAACTGGATCGGCTGTTATTGCGGGTCCCCCTCGGAGCTGACCGAAATACGCTTGAAGCGTGCAGCCAGGAGCTTCGTGCCGAGGCACGTTGGGAGCGCGGCATGTGCGACAACCAAGCTACTGCCGATCATCTCCATGAAGAGGCCGATATCTACGAACTGGCTGCGCAGGAACGCTTTCCCCGCGAGGGCGACGGCATGGCGCAGGCCATCAGCGCCAGGCTATCTCATAGATTGAACGCGAAGCATTGGACCTGCACCAATTGCGGCAACGTCGAGGAACTGACGTTCTACCCCGACTGCTGCTCGTTCTGCGGTGGGAGCATGGAGACGCAGGATGGTCGCTCAACCGTGTCGAGCGATTTCAACTGCAACAACGATGTCCTGGCCGCGGCCTATGAAGGTGACGCCTCTGCGGTCGTGACCCTCTGGTTCGAAGACGAGCTTCCCTCGTCGATGCGGCCCACGATTGACGAAATGCTGGCCGCCAACCGGCTCCACATGCTGGAGACGATCTACGGAGTGGCCGCATGACGCTCGCCATCGCCGATCGCCCCTCTCCTGAAATCATCGAGCGCGCCCTCGCGGCAGCGAAGGAAACGCAACAGAACGAACAGCGGTGCCGATATGTGGCGCTGGACGCACTGCTTGTCGTGTTTCCGAGCATGACGGCCACGAGGCTCGCGCTACACCTGGCCTACGATCGCCCGGCATCGGCTTCCGCTCTGATCGCCACAGCCAAGGGCCGCGAATGGTGGGATGAAAGCCATGTCGACCACGTCATTGGCACCCTTGTCGCCGACCAATACGGCGAGAGGGCGCTCTGAGTGGGAAAGTATTCAGCCTTCAAGCGCCGGGCGCACGACGAATATCTGACGCCGTATCGCCCGGTCCTGCCGCTCGTGCCCCATCTGACGGGTATTCGAACGTTCATCGAGCCTTGTTGCGGCGACGGGCGGCTGATCAGGCACATCGAGAGCTTTGGCCCGCTGTGCATCTATCACGGTGACATCCAGACCGGCACCGACGCGCTGACAGACCGGGTTCTGCCGCGCACCATTGCCGACGCGATCATCACCAACCCGCCTTACACGTGGGAAGTCCTTGAGCCGATGATTGTCCGCTTCTCCGAGATCGCGCCGACCTGGCTGCTGCTCGAGGCGGATTTCAAGCACAACCTCAACGCCGCGCCATACATCCCCATGTGCAGCGACGTGGTCAGCATCGGCCGGATCCGCTGGTTCGACGACACCGAGCACGAGGGCAAGACGAACTACGCCTGGTACCGCTTCCACGCGCAGCACACCCGCGGGCCGGTGTTCCACCCCCGCCAGAAGCTTCCGCCGATGCCTCGGCAGAAACCCGCCCCAGAGGCGGCCTGAGTTCTACCCCAAGCAAACCAAGGAGATCCCTATGCTTGATCGCGTATCCGAATCCACCGTTGCTACCACCCCGAAACAGCCGAGCGCGGTGGACGTCCATGTCGGCACCCGCATCCGGCTCCGCCGCAATGTGCTGGGTGTCTCGCAGACCACGCTGGCCGAGAAGATTGGCGTCACGTTCCAGCAGGTCCAGAAATACGAGAAGGGCACCAATCGCGTCGGTGCGAGCCGCATCCAGGCTATCGCCACGTTTCTGACCGTCCCGGTTTCCTACTTCTTCGACGATGCGCCTGGCGCCTCTGACGATCCGGCAGCGGAAAACGAGATGGCGAAGTTCATCAGCAGCCCCGAGGGCCGGTCGCTCAACCGCACTTTCGCTTCGATCAAAGATCCCCTCGCCCGCCGCCAACTGGCCGCTCTGGTGAAGACGGTCGCCGAGCTCGGCACCACGCACTGATCCGCTCCGGTTTCCGCCGGCGAGTCCGGCGGTTTCCGGAACGGATGGTTCCGCAATCCCACAATTGGAGTTTTTGATGTTTGCAGCACTGAAGTCGAAGCTGACCGGCAGCGTGAACAAGTTCTCGGGCCGGAAAGATTTCTTGGAGGCCGTTTGTGCTGCCTCCGCACTCGTGGCCGCGTCCGACGGCGACATTTCCGATCAGGAAGTAGAGCAGACCGTGAAGGCGGTTTCCTCGAACGCATCCCTTTCCGCCGCCTTCAAGGCCTCGGAGATCGAGCGCACGGCCGATGCCATGCTGAAACGGGCACAGGGCGGCCGGGTCGGGCGAGCCGGGCTCTACAAGGAGCTCGAGGACATCGCCAACGATAACGAGATGGCGGAAACGGTCCTGCTGTCGGCGCTGGACGTCGCAGACAAGGGCGGCATCAGCCCGGAGGAAAAGGGCGTCCTCGCCAAGATCGCCCAGACCCTCGGCCTCAACCTCGCGAACTACGATGTCTGATTTCTTGAAATCCTCGAAGGCAATCGCGTTCGCCAGCGTCGCAGGGGTGCTGGTCCTCCTGCAGTTCACGCTTCTGGCAGCCGCTTTGGATTTCATGACCAGCATCATGCTCGTCGGCATCGGATTTGCCGCAGGGCGCTCTTCGAAGTGAACCGCTTCGGTGACCGCCCGGTGGAAACAACGGGCGGCATCCTAAACGGATCGAGAGGGGATGAGGATGACAGTTCCAGCGCCGGCACCGGCAATGACCTTCGAACAGGCGGTCGATATCTGCAGGCGGATCAACGCCCGGGCGTTCCTCGCTATGGGCGTTACCGATAACCCGGTGCTGCCGAGCCTCGCGGGCGTGTCTCTTCGTGAAATGCTGACGGCGGCCGAGACGCTCAGCCAGCACAACGCGAGCCAGCGGCGCGGCACCGGCGGACGGGAGTTCTATGTGGTGCCCGCGGATCGCCTGATCGCGGCCGTTTTCGTTGGTATCCACTACGAGGCGGACGAAACGGTGATCGCGATCGAGCCACAGCAGCGGCTGGGCGAGTGGGTTCTGAATTCCGTCGCCGTCGTAGATCTCTCCAAACAGGTCGAGCTCCAGGATAAGGGCGTCGCCGCATGACTTACAGTGTCCCCGACATCGCCCTGGGCGCCGCCCTGATCATCGCCGTTCAGATTGCCGCCGGCGTTTACCTTCTGTGGTTCGGTCTCTCTGCCCGCGCCTCCTGCGACGAAGGTGAAGGGCGATGAATGCGCTTCTCCAGAAGGTCGCGGAAGACGTCCAAGATCACATGGACGCCATCCTCGCCAACTTCAAACCCGGCGCGAAAATCACCGTCTTGGTTCGAACCCCGGGAAAGCCAACGGCGAACTTCTGCATGACCAGCGACGAGCTCGACGAGGTCGCCGCCATGGTCCAGCGGCGGAAGGATGCGACCGCTTGATGTTCGTGACGTCCGACCAACTTCGCCACGTCATTGCGGCGATGCGCTCGATCGACCGTGACGAGCTCGTGATTGCGGGCTGGCGGCCGACAGACATCGAGTGGTCGAACTTCCGCGACAACCCCTACCAGTTCTACCTCCGCGCCCCGAGCGGGCAGCGCGGCATCATCACCGACATCATCAATTCGAGGATTTTCCGTGGCTGAAATCTCCGCCATCGAATGGACCGACGCCACCGTGAACTTCTGGTGGGGCTGCACCAACGTGTCGCCGGGCTGCGACAACTGCTACGCCGAGACGTGGAACGCCTTCCGCGGCACCGGCGAATGGGGACCAGGTGCAGCCCGCCGCCCGATCAAAGGTTCGGCCGCGCTGCTGCGCAAGCTGCAGAGTTCGGCACCGGCGTTCGAAGCTCTCCATGGCCGCCCCCGCCGCGTTTTCATGCAGTCCATGTCCGACACCTTCGATAACGAGGTTGAGGACGTCTGGCGCGTGGCCGTCTTCTCCGGAATCGAGGCGGCGGATCGGATTCGGGTCCAGCTGCTCACCAAGCGCGTCGGCAACGTCGAAAAGATGGTTCTCGAGACCTGGCGCAATGGTGGCTGGCCGCCGCACGTCGGCCTGATGATCACTGTCGTGAACCAGCGTGAGGCCAATCGGGACATCCCGAAGCTGATCGCCCTGAAAAAGCGGCTCGGCATTCCGTGGATCGGTCTCAGCATCGAGCCCATGCTTGCACCGATGGATATCAGCAATTGGGCGGCCGAGCTTGATTGGATCATCGTCGGCGGCGAGAGCGGCAAGAATGCCCGGCCGATGCACCCGGCTTGGGTAGCGCAGGTGCAGCAGGCCTGCCAGCGCGCCGGCACCGCCTTCTTTTTCAAGCAGTGGGGGGAATGGCTGCCCGAAGGCGAAGCGTCGTTCGAGACCTTTGCCGAGCTCCGCCGCAAGCGTGCCGAGCGCATCGAGCTCCATGCCGATCCGAATCCGTTCGCGTCGGTGCGGTTCGACACCCGCACGATGTATCGCGCTGGCAAGAAGACGTCCGGGAAGTTGCTCAACGGCAGCGTCAGCCAGGCTTTCCCGAAGGAGTTGGCGGCATGACCAAGCCCCTCCGCGCCTACGCCGTCACGGAACACGACGAGAACACCGGCGGCATCATCTTCGCCCGCCATGACATCGCCGCGCGCAAGGCCGGCGCCAACGAATACGGCGACGGCGAACTCACCTACGTCAGCTGCCGCCGCGCTCCGTGGGCCGACCACTGCGCCGAAACAGGCATCGTGCCGGCGAAGCTGATGATCGGGTTCGGATGGCATTTCGAGTGCCACGGCTGCGGCGAGCGGATCGACGAGGACTGGCTTCGCGAAAACCGCCTCCCGATTGACGGCGTCTGCGGCTCCCAGAACGGCTGGGTCTTTTGCTGCGCCCGTTGCAAGTGGCGCCACCAAAAGTACCTTGCCCGGGAACGCGCGGCGAAAGACGAGGCGATCGAGATATTCGAGGCAATCGTCCGCGCAAGATTCGGCGACGTCGAGTTCGTCGAGCGGGGAGAGACCGGAGGACATCACGTTTATGTCGTCGAAGGCGACCGCGGCGGCTGGCACTGGAGCCAGGTACACGTGGCGTTCAAGTTTCCCGGCATGCAGATCGGGCCTGCCCACCTGGTGAGGGATGAGCCTCACGGCAGGGGCCGCAACGGCTTCATCGGCCCGACCAAACCCCATTACACCTGCTGCGGTGGCGACAGGAAAGCATTCGAGAAATTCGCCGCGGAGACGAAGCCATGACCGGCCCGATCTTCGCAGCCTCCTGCACCCTTCCCAGCGCGCAGTTGCGGACCGACGTGGAGCGTGACCCCAGCTCCGACGTCACTGATCCGCTGGGGAGGCTCAAGCTTGCCCTGCAGCCTTTGCAGCTCATGCACGATTGCATCACGCGCGAACGGCAAGGCTGGACCCACGGCACGTTCATCATTTTCGAAAGCAGCTTCGACAACCGCGTGAGGTTCACCTTCGGCCAACTCGACGCGGTCGTTTCTGCCCTTCAGGAGCTCGAGCAATGAGCGCCCGTATCTCTTGCCTCAACCCCAACTGCCGCCGCACCGCCGCGCAGGAGAAGTATCCCAACTCGTCGAACATCATCTGCGGCAAGTGCTGGAAGGCCATGCCGGCGGAGTTCCAGCGGCGGTGGAAGACGCTGAAATCTCGCGATCGCCGTCTGGGCCGGATCCACAACAAGACGGCTTACCGGCGCCAGGAGCGTGAAGAGCAGTGGGGCCGCATCGCGACCCGGTTCGATCGGGCGTGGGAAGCGCTCGACCTATCGATCACGCACTATTTTACGGCATCCGAGGCGCCGATCGGCATCGAGGACTTCCTGAAGGAGAACGGCATTGTCTGAGGCTGACCCGCCCGGCTGGGCGAACTTCAAGGAGCCTGCACCCGTTACCAAAAAACCGATCTCGCTCCGCCTGGACGAGGACGTCGTTCAGTTTTTTCGCGACGGCGGCCCGGGTTGGCAGACACGAATGAACTCCGTGCTGCGGCATTTCATGACCACGAAGAAGGGAAACGGTAGTGTCTGATGCCAACGGCCTACCGCGCCGATCTCTCGGCCCAGCAAACCGCGCCTCAGCAGATCCGGTTCCTGATCTGCACTACTTGGGGTTCTGGCCCATCGCCTTGGTGACAAATTCTGTGAAATTCGGCGGCTCTACGTTATCCGTGCCCTGCCCGGGTAAAGGTCGGAAGAGTGCTGCAAGTATGAGTGCCCGATCCTCCTTTATTGCCGCCTGCTTTTCGATGAGATGAAAGTAGGTGTCCATCATCGTGTCGCGCTGGGTAGCATCGTCCATCAAAGCGAGGGATCGCAGATTAAAGCGGACGATCAGCCGGATTACCCAAAGATACAGTATGATTGGTAGCGTTGTAACCACCAACCGCGTCGCAATGCTCACTGCATAGAGGGCCCCTTCTGGAGCTGGCAGGCCTCTCATAGTCGTTTCTAAAATCCGTGTGAGCACTCCCAACGTCCAATCGAGCTTCACTATCGCCCAGACTGGTGCGCCAACCAGCAATACACACAGCACGAAGGTCGATATCCAGAACGCGGCGGCATTGGATTTCGCGCGGCGGTCCCACAGCTTCTTTGCTGACATTGTCGCAAGCCGCTCTTGGAGAGCAGACATGCGCGCTGACGCGGCTTCGAGATCGGCCTTCAGTCCAGATATTACTTGGTTTACCGACCCTGTAATCGAAGCTGCATCTTCTTTGGCGTGGGTCAACATAGCATTGCTTTGTACGAGGGCGGAATAGGCTTCACTCCCCATATTCTGCATAGAGATCACGGATTCACTTGCCTTCTGAAGCCTTCCAGTCATGGCTTTAACGGTTTCTGATGAGACTTCTTCGAAGTTCGCCACCGCTGTGATGAACCTGTTTTCGAAGGTGTCGAACATGCCGCCCTGGCTCTTCCAAGCCGAGTAGCTTGCTAGCTCAGTTTCAATGAACACGCCTTGGTATCGTCCCGTCGTCGCGTTTTCAGTTTGAATCCAGCGGGTCTCGTAGAGATAGCCGGCTAGGATGGAGGCTAGTGCCGTTTTATCAAATTGATGATCGAAATGCCAAGCTTGGAGCTTTGCAAAGGCTACGGCATCAACGCTCGGAATCAGTCTATCCAATTCGCCGTCCTGCGATTCCTTCTCAATGAAATGAGAAGGGAGACCGTTATCCAGATAATGCTCTACATTTTTGACAGCGGTTGCTGTTCCTGCTCGCACGGAGTTTCCACGTTCCCCCCTCGCCGCGGCAGACAACCATTCTCCAAAGCGCCTGTGCTCGGAACGGAATGCTTCCACCTCATCTTCGCGTTCGAAAGCCCAATCCAGTTTAAATACGTCGCTAATGACTTGATATGTCCCGAAATCCAAATCAGTACCCTCTCATGGCGGTTCGCGATCCCCACAGCCAAAAACGCTCGGATGATCATCAGGAGGCACACGACGGGCATCGCGACCCGTTCAAGAGCGCATGGGAAGCGCTTAGGCTCTCAATCGTCCATTTTTTCACCCTTGTGAGGCGACGGATCAGCACCGAGTGTCTTTTGAAG